AATATGATGTTCTCCCCCGCCGGCAGTCAATTGCATGGCGGCACCTTCTGGGACGCGTCCATTTTCATCAAGCCACTTTGCCCAAGAATCATCACCGCCATTACGTGGGTCTACATCAAATATAATGATACCGGAACGCTCCCCGGCTGCGATACCAATGTTGAAATCAGGGTTCTGTGCCCACCACCTGACTATCTGCTCTGGGTCTGTTGTTGCATCTTTTACTCCATGCTGCGTCGCGGGAACTTTTCCATTTGGCACCACAGGGAGGACATGCCAACCCCATGACGCATAAATAATGGCCGCTTCAGCTTTGGTTGTCATTGTCGCGTCCCTCAAGATAGTCAGAAAGCGCAACAATAACTTTATACGTCGGGTTTGCATCAGGATTGTCTCTGATCAATCTAATGGTGTTGTAGTGCAATCCAGTGGCCTGTGCCACTTTCGATAGCATGCGGTCTGAAAGCGCTTGACGAATCCTCTCTATAGTCATCATAAACATTCTCCTGTAAAAAAATTTGATTAGGGGTTGCAATCATACATTATTTTAATGTAAAGTTGCATCCACTGCGCGAACGGAATTGGCCGAAGGTGCAGCAACCAAGGAGAGCCAAAAATGGCAATCAATTTGAAAAGTACAGGCAGCTTGTCTGCCAATGGGGTGAAAGTCCTCGTTTACGGCCAGGCGGGTGCTGGCAAAACCAGCCTGATCAAAACCCTACCCAACCCCATCGTCCTATCTGCTGAGGGTGGCCTACTGTCCATTCAGGACGCCGACATACCATATATCGAAATAACCAGTATGGACGAATTGCGCGAGGCTTACGAGTGGTGCAAAGACAGCCAGGAGGCAGCAGGATTTGAGTCGGTGGCGCTGGACTCGATCAGCGAGGTGGCCGAGGTGGTATTACACCACGAGCTCAAGAAGTCCAAGGATGGACGGGCAGCCTACGGAGAGATGAACAGCGTCATGCAAGAGCTGATTCGTGCATTCCGCGATCTGCCTGGCAAGCATGTATACATGTCGGCCAAGCTGGAAAAAAGCCAGGATGAAATGAGCAAGATGCTATACAACCCTGGTATGCCGGGCAAGAGCCTGACACAAGGTTTGCCATACTTTTTCGACGAAGTGCTGGCCCTGCGTGTTGAGCGCGATGCAGAAGGCGTCACACAGCGTGCCTTGATGTGCGATTCGGACGGCTTATGGCTGGCAAAAGACCGCAGCGGGAAGCTTGACGCATGGGAAGCGCCTGATCTGGGCGCGATTATTAATAAAATAGGGGGAAAAAAATGACCGACGACTTGAATGAGCTATCTAGCATGTGGCTTACCGCCAAGGAAAACGAGGCCGCAGCCACGGCAGACCGGCGAAAAATTGAAGACCGAATCAAGAGCCTGGCAGGAATTTCAGAGAGCTTGGACGGGACTGAGACAGTCGCACCGGAGCATTTCACCATCAAAATCGTTGGCCGCATCGACCGCAAGATAGACAGCGACAAGCTGCAAGAGATTGCGGCAGAGTACGGATTATCAGAGCATCTATCCAGCCTTTTCCGATGGAAGCCTGAGATTAATATGGCTGCATGGAAGGCAGCAAGCGAGGCCATTACCGGGCCTCTTGCACCAGCAATAACGGCCAAGCCCGGCCGTGCATCTTTTTCAATCACCCCAAACAAGGAGTAAAACCATGGCCTTTTTGAACGAAACCTATAACGTTAACGAACTTCCCCAGGGCAATGGAAACTTTGATCCCCTGCCACCAGGATGGTATGACGCCAACATAACAGGCGCTGAACTAAAGAACACAAAGGCAGGCAACGGCCAGTACATCGCTGTGCGCTATGACATCACCGGACCGACACATCAAGGGCGCGTGGTGTTCGGCAATTTGAACATAAAAAACCCTAACCCCAAAGCGGAGGAAATCGGGCGCCAGCAGCTTGGCGAGATTATGCGCGCCATTGGTCTAGCCAAGGTGACAGACACCGACCAGCTGATCGGCGGAAGCTTGCATATCAAGCTGGATATTCGCGAGCAGGATGACTATGCGCCAAGCAACGATGTCAAGGGATTTAAGGCCATCGGCGGCAGCGTGCTAACGCCTTCAATGGCACAAGCGCCAACACAATCGGCGGCAGCGTCCGGCAAGGCTGCGCCTCCATGGGTTAAGAAGTAATTAAGAAAAAAAAGCCCGGTTCTCGCAAGAGTCCCGGGCAGCCTAACCATTAAGGAGTTTAACATATGGAAATCCCTGAGTCAGAGCATTCAATTTCCGCGCTTATTGACAAATACCACGAAGAAAAAAATGAACCGCCAAGGCCGCACCTTGGAGCATCCCTGCTGGGACATCCATGCGACAGGCGACTGTGGCTATCATTTCGCTGGGCAGTGCAAGAGCAGTTCCCAGGCCGCATCCTGCGACTGTTCAGGCGTGGCCAGATGGAGGAGGACACCATCGTTTCAGATCTTAGAGCCATTGGCATGGATGTGCGTGGCACGACAGGCGGCAAGCAGACACGCGTTACCTTCGGTGCGCACGTTTCAGGCAGCATGGACGCCATCATCGAGAGCGGCGTGCCAGAAGCGCCCAAGGCGAGGCACATTGCCGAGTTTAAAACCCATAGCAAAAAATCATTTGATGAGATGGTCAAGGACGGGGTTGAGAAGTCCAAGCCCCAGCACTGGGTGCAGATGCAAGTCTATATGCACGGCACAGCGATCGATCGGGCTTTGTACTTGGCGGTTTGCAAAGACGATGACCGCATCTACACAGAGCGCGTTAAGTATGACAAGGCAGCAGCGGAGAAGGCCATTGAGCGCGGCCATCGCATCACCTTGGCCGATCGTATGCCCGAGCCAATACCAGGCGCTTCGCCCAGTTGGTATCAGTGCAAGTCATGCCCTGCATACGAGTTTTGTCACGAGACAAAGATAACAAAGCATGTGAACTGCCGCACCTGTGCCCATTCAACGGCTCAGCAGGACAGCACATGGCGTTGCGAAAGGAATGATGCTGATGGCATCCCAGTCGAGTTTCAGCGCGAAGGATGCGAAAGCCATGTCCTGCATCCTGATCTGGTGCCTTGGCAGCTGGACTCAGACGCAAGCAGCCAGTGGGATGCTGTTTGGATTATCGACGGCAAGCAGGTTAGGAACGGCGAGCCTGACGCGCATGTTTTCGCCAGCCGCGAGATTTTAGCCAACCCCAGCGCCTGCGCCAGCGGGGACGAATTCATTGCTGAGGTCCGACAGATTTTTGATGCTAGGGTGGGTGGGTGAACATGCTTAGAGATTACCAGCAGCGAGCCATCGACCAGCTTTACGCCTGGTTCGCGGCAGGCAACCACGGCAATCCTTGTCTGGTGCTGCCTACTGGGTCTGGCAAAAGCCACATCGTGGCTGCGCTGTGCAAGGACGCCCTGCAAAGCTGGCCTGAGACGCAGGTTTTGATGTTAACACATCAAAAAGAGTTGATTGAGCAGAATGCCGAAAAGATGCGCTTGCATTGGCCTGGTGCGCCAATGGGTATTTACTCGGCCAGTGTCGGGAAGAGGCAACTTGGCGAGCCAATCACCTTTGCCGGAATCCAATCCGTGCGCAAAAAGGCCAAGCAGATCGGGCACATTGATCTGGTGGTCATTGATGAGTGCCACCTGGTTAATCACAAGGATGAGGGGGGCTACCGCAAGTTTATTGGCGAACTGACTGCCATCAATCCAAGCCTGAGGGTGGTTGGGCTTACAGCAAGCCCTTACCGACTTGGCCACGGCATGATCACCGACAAGCCAGCGCTGTTCGATGCGTTGATCGAGCCGGTCAGCATCGAAGAGTTGATTTTCAAGGGGCACCTGGCGACTCTACGCAGCAAGATCACCAAGCAGCGCCTGGACACAAGTGGCGTGCATAAGCGCGGCGGTGAGTTTATCGAATCAGAGTTGCAGGCAGCCGTGGATACTGACGACAACAACGAGCGCGTGGTGCGTGAGGTGATTGCGCTCGCTGGCGAACGCAAGGCTTGGTTGTTTTTTTGTACCGG